CGCCCGTTGTTCCCGTCTGATAGATCCCGTACGCATTCGTGATCGTCGCATCGCTGAAATCTTCGATGTAAATTCCATAGGCATTAGTAATTGCCACGCTGCCAGAAAGCACCGTAACCACCGGTGCAATAACTCGCAGACCGGAGTACTCCGAGATCGTATGTGTCGAAACACCGGATAACGCCAGAACATCGAGTTCAGCCTGCATCGAACGATAAATCGAGTGAGTATTTCCATTCGGAATAACCGTTGAATTTATCCATCCATGCAATGCAATTACTGCGCCTGTTATCGCATTCCCCGTAACGGGAGCAGCGATAGATTGATTACCGTAGTAATTTGCACTGGATGCACCCGATGGTTGGATTACCAGATTTTCAAGTATCCCAAATCGACTTCCGGATGTGTTCGTAAATGATTCAAAAAAATATCCGATAATTGTTGCATCGGGAACCCCCGATGCTCCGACAGCTAGGTGACCATCCACCCGCAACGAATCCGGCGTCCTCCACTGATCCGCTGCCCCCCGATACCACTGCACATCTCCGCTTGCACCCGCTGCGAGTCCTCCCCCGATCCCATCCACGAGAGAGGTCAGGAGTCCTGCATCGGAGAGGGATACAAGGCTGCTCTGAAGCGTATCCGTCCCATCCCATCGAGCAACCCGATTGTCTACTCCGAGGCCGGTTAGGTCGGTGCCGCCACCCGCCCCCGTAGCAAAGGAAGTCCAGACCGCCGCCGAGGGTGTCTCGTCTTCGAGGATGTATAGGCTCGGTCCTGAGTTGTCGATCCACAGATGGCCGTTCTCGTAGCCCTCGTCGGAATCATCCGTTGCGAGCGGGCTGGTTGTGTGAAATGTCAGGGATTGAAAATAGGACATAGTTGCCTCAGATTATAAACCAGTCTGATCCGTCGCATTGAATCATAATCGTGTCGTACTGCTTGTTTATCACATGCGTCGTCTGCCCGTCAACGTACTCCTGCCCGTCGATTGTGGCCGGCACAATCGTGACGGTCCGGCCTCCGCCCGTTGCACTGATCTTCTTGATGACATAGATCCGGTTTGCACTCGTGGAGGATGTTGGCAAGAGGATGTTGGCCGCTGCGGAGTTGTTCACTAAGACGCAATAGTATGAGGCGTCCAACGGGGTCGTGGCTGTCACCGTCGTTACCGTCGCACCAAACGAGCCGCCTGTTTCCAGTGTCGATACTGGATCGGTTTTCTCGAATCCCGTCAGCCCTCCACGGACCTCCCATACGTTCGTCGAGTTCAACGAAGTCAAATCCGTGACATAGTTTCCGCTTGACGCCTCGAAGAAATGTGCCGATCGGTCTGCTACGTCGTCGCCGAAATACAGAACGATGTCGTCGTAATAGTTCACCGAGATGCAGTCGGCTTTCCAGATCGTGCTTTGCGTTCCGAGGTGGTTCACGCATGCGAACTCAAGGCCGGGGTTGGCCGGAGTGTCAATATCTCCGATCAGGACATGGGCCGATTTCACGCCCCCTGTGGTCAGGTCGGGGAGGCCGAACCCCAAATTGACGCCGGGAGTCATGACGACGTACGATGTGGATTTTGTTATCTCATCCGGCTCAAAGCTCGTTTCATAGTCCGCGAGGTCAAGTTCGGGGTTGACGAAAAGCATTCCGCCGTTCGACGTCCCCGGTCGGAATCGACCGTCTCCGGGTGCTTGAGTGTAGATCGGGGTTGATCCGACGACTTGACCGAAGCCCTCCATCCGGAGGGTGACGGGTGCCGTTGCGTTGTACCAGTCGATCGATTCATCGGTCGGGTTCCGATCCGATCGAAGGTCCGCTTCCATTATGCTTGCGACTGTCGGGCGCATCAGGATCGCCGGGAAGGATGTCTGGACGGTCGTTGATCCGAACGCCTCTGGTGGCGTATCGACGGCTCGACTTCGAAACGCTTCTTCCATCTCCTGCGACAGGAGTCGGAATATCTCTGCCGGTCCAATCAGACCCGGCGTCTCGAAATCAGGGATAGGCTTCGGCTTTGGCCCCGGGCCTCCACCTGCGCCGCCTGCTCCTCCTCCACCCGCTCCACCACCACCGCCACCCGGTCCTGGCCCTGGTCCCGGTCCCGGAGGAGGAGGGGGTTGATCCGTCGGGGGAATGTCGAACATGGCCTCGGCGATCCAGCGCCACATTCCGTCCTTCTCGCCGCATACATGAGGATGCTTTATCTTGGGATCGTATCGGAGATGGACGCGAGTCTTGAGGGGTTGCTTCGGAGGCTCTCGATACAATGCAGCCTGAAAATGCAACGGCGCATCGCCGCCATGGCCGTGGAAATACGCATCGGTGGTGATGTGCCCGGAATTGATCGGCTCCCCGTCTGCTGTCACGCCTATCTGGTGCTGATCGACGTAGTCCCCGACATCAAAAGGCCCGTATGCCTTCATCCCGAACAGACCGACGATGCCACGATCACTACCCGCCGCCGATCCTGTGAATCCCGCCGGGATGTTCTCGGTGTCATACGTCATGCCGAGTCCTGCAATCTTGTCCTGTCCGCTGTATCCGAGCTGCCATGCGAGGCCGTTCAGGGCGCCGGTGACCTTGAAATCTCCGCACCCATTCCGGGTCAGAACGACCCTCCACGCCGATTGCAGTCTCGCGCATCGATCGGTATCGAGCTCATCGTCTGCATTCAGATCGCAAACCAGTGATCCGCAAAAAGGATCCCCCGCGAAATTCACCGCTACGAGTCGAGGGTCTCCGTGGAGGTAGATCGGAACCTGCTTCTGATAGTCCACCGCCGCCGTGACGAACCCGGACATACCGCCCGGAATTCGAGGCCAGTCGGGGTGGTAGTCCGGCTGCTCTCGATAGAACATATCGATAGCTGGATCATAGGTCTTGTCGATGATCGGAAATGCAAACGTCGGAACCGTCCCCGATGGATAGGTATCAAAAGCCGTCCGATTCAAGGGTGCTGTGGATTTCGTATCCGTCGAAACAGGCCACGGCCCCCGACGCCATCCCCCCGCATTGGCATCCTGACGGAGGAACAGGAACGATCCATCCGTCACGCCCCCGGACTCCGCATCCGGAACCCACTGGCTGGCCTCTCCATCACCGATATTCCGGTTGACAAGCCGCCCGGCCTTCTCCAGCATCGAGCTGAATTCGTTCGAGCCAATGGCAAGCTGAGACCAATCTTGTAATGGCTTCGGCCCACCCAGAACATCATTATCCCATCCCGGCATCTTATTGACCCACCATCTTCAAGAGGATTCGTCGCGTCGAATTGTCCATCAGGCTTGTTGGGCTGATGGCAGGGAGACGATCCTTCATCTGCAATGTTGTGATCGCCTGTCCATCTGCGAGGACGTTGTGGATGACGGTTTCAAGCCATCCGGTCGGGTTGATCTGCCTGATGTAACCCTGTGCGCTTCCCTGCATCCGATCGGACATCTCGATATACTTCGCCGCTGCCACGAACTTTGCAACGATGTCTATTGATACGGCATTGGACGCCTCGCCCCGGACGGTTCCACCATCGCTCTTATTCACTACCAGCCCGTCTGTATTTGCTTCACCATCCTGCACACCGAAAATCTTTTCGATATCATCTGACCGGGAATCGTCCCATGCGATCAAGGCCGTTGCCGTACCCGGCTGGATTCGGATCTCCATTGCCGGACCATTGGCCGATAAAAGTCCCTCACTGGCTTTCGGGCTGATTCCGGCGATTGTGTCCATGACATCATTCGGCCTGATGATAATTCGCTCAAATTGATTATTGTTGTTCGGAGCCGCTGGAATCGCGGTCAGAAGAATGGCGAGCTTGAATCCGTCTTTCAATTGAGGAACCTTGCCGTTTCCGGCGACGGAATCAAACGTTGCAGGCGAGTTCCGCCATTGAGTCGGATCATAATTCGGCATCGTATCCGCTTCGACCAGGCCGGGAAGAACTCGATCCCCGAAACGATACGGGTCGAGCTGCGACGAAACATGGATGACACCTTGATCTTCATCGAGGATCTGGACCCGACCGAATGCGGGTCGGCTTTCTTCGTTGATCGGCCCGGTTGGGTATCCCAAGACCTGAAACCCGTACGGGATGTCATTTCCATTGATCGCAGAGAACAGCTGCGCCCGCTGGCTTGCAACGATGGTCTGATCCATGAAAGCCATTGCCGGAGCCCTCTGGCCACTCACCGGATCGATCGTCGCCACCAAATAAGGCTTGATCGCATACATCCGATCCGTCCACACCCGATTGATCCGCATAGTCGTTCGGAAATGCGTCTGGATCGCCGCCCATCTCGCAGCCCAATCGGCCTCCTCGCTCGTCAAATCTACACTTCCAGCCAAACCAAGCGCCGACCAGATCCCCTCGTTGAGGACCATGGCTTGTCGGATCAATGGAAAATCAATGTCTTTAATCGTTCCCGTCGGGGATGTGATGGATGCGATATACGACCCGATATCCATGAACGTTCCCTGAGCCACATCCACTCCATTTGAATTCAACTTGAAGTCGGGGATCGGGAGAACGTTCTCGATGAAACGACCATCTTCAATCAATGCAATTGTATCGTTCTTTGTAGTCGGTTCTTCGAAATCAAACCGGACCTCACATTCACGGGTGAACAGAATGTGGATTTCCTGTGGCCGAGTAAACGAATTTGATACAACTTCAATATGCCCTTTGTCTGCGAGTTCCGGTCCGAGGTTATTGACTGCGTTCTCTTCAAATCCTGTCAGATTGTTATCGAACCGAATGATTCCATCGTAATCCGGATATGGATATGCCCCGGGGACGAACTCCATAATCCGAGACACCGCCACGTTCCCGGGGTCGTCGAGCTCGACACCCTGAAAAGTCAACTGCTTGAAATACGTCAACGAGGACGTATCATAGTTCATTTCGATCTCTGCACTGTCCTTCAGTTTCGTTTTGATCTCTTCGAGGATCGAATCCAGTGCGATCTGAGGCGTAAACGGTGGGCTGTCTGCATTATTTGGATCGGTCAAGCTATACTTTGCGAAACGGAGAGATTCTACCACTTCCTGCTGAAGCTGTTCGTTGAACGCCCCACGACGTCGAAACCCCACCCGTCGAGGCATATTCATTGCCCGCCTGATGTGAATGTAATTCCACCAGAAACGAACGTCAGCCACCTCGATCTGCATTTCATATGGATTCGTATCTGGAAGGATGTTGACGATATACAGATTTTTTACTTCAATTTGATTCTCTGTATCGGCCCCCATTGTCAAGGTTACAGGGAGATGGGCGTTTCCCAGTGCGTTCAATTTGTCGACAATGATCGGGGTCCGAACGGTCGTAAACCGCTCGATGACTGGATCGGTTCCTCGCGCGAGTTCCCATCGCACAGAATTTTTCGTCGAGATCGGTATGTCATCAATGAGCGCAAGGGACATGTCTATGGCCTGAATGGAGAGAAGACTACAGGAGGCGCAACGTCAAACCCCTTGACGAACTCTGAGGTCTCTATAATCTCGAATTCAGAGACAAAGAACGCCCCTTCCGACAGGCCGACCTGCTTTCGAGATACATCAGCCGTTCGGTTCTGCAACACGTATCCATCGTTTCCTGTATTCCCTGCCCCTCCTGCACGATTTGGGCCTCCCGGAGCCGCTGGCCCGACACCCCCACCTCCTCCGAATACGGCTCCGATACCATCCTTCTCGAGGTCTTCTTCGAACAGAGTTCCAGCAACCTTTCCACGATGAGTCGAAACCAAGACCTTCGGCCCCGGTCCGGGCCACGTATACCCCGCATGAGGATCGCCGTTATGAACCTTTTGGATCACCGCTCCGGTTCCGCTCGATATGCGGGTTCTGAGTTCATATTCGAGGATATTGTTCCCGCCATGGGCGAGAACCTGAACGGTGGCCGTGATTTTATTTTCGTCTGGCTCAAATACCGGATTCAGGACGGTCACGGCAATGAATCCAGCGTTTGAAAATGTCTGGATGTTTTCAAGTATGAGATCCTTGATCGACCCATTCCATTTTGCCTCAAGATCCGTCGTGTTTTCCTTGTTGATCCATGTCTCGTACGTCGCATCCATCTCGGTCAGTCGCGTTGGGGCTGTTCCGTTCGCGAGGCTGTCACCATCGCCGAGTTCCTTTCGGCTGATCTTCATGGTGGATCTGACGATGTCGTCATCGTCGAGTGTCCCGCTGGCTTGGTTTGCAATGATTTCACAATATCGTTTCGTGAATGTGGCCACCTTGTTCTGGTCATCGTGGCGAACCTGATGCGGGGTTTGGAGCTCCCATGTCGCGGCAGCGTCCACGGCACTGAGAACCGATCCGGTATAAGCATCGATCGATGCCGTATATTGATCGAGCGCCGAGTTTCCGCCGATCGCTGTGTACGTTCCACTGATCTCGACGCATCGTCTTTGGGAGTTCTCGTAATCGATCAAGACTTCGGAATCCCTCCGGCCACCCCTGCCTGTTTTATCTGCCGGCAATTCTGCCCGCAAGGTCACCACATACGCTCGGCTCCGAACGGTGTCCGCGTCGTCTCCCGGCTTGCTGATTTCGGCCCGAGTGTTGAATCCGGTGTTCGAGGCAGGGCTGAACGAATACCATGTCTCGGAATTATGGGTCACTGTAATGGCGTTGTCTGGCTCCCGAAATGCTATTTCAAGAGCACTGATTTCGGCAGCAAACGCCGCATCGCTGACAGATCCGACCGTCACGAATAACGCCTCAAGCTCCCACTCTTCATATGACTTTCGGACCCGAATTTTCTGAACCTTCGAATCGATCAATCGATCCGTGGTCCCACCAATCGAGACGGCTCCGTACGATATGGTTATTTCCTGGTCTACGATCGCCATTAGGATGTCCTGTTCAATCGGTCAAAGATTTGTTTTTGAAATACTTTCGACGCCCCGTTGATCGTGTTTCTGGTTCCGACTCGCAGGAGGGCCTCATTTACGTCTTTGTCGAATTTCGCCCGCGCAGCGTTGACGGAGAACAGAGCTGTTCCGATGTCCGACAATTGATCTGATGGAGGGATGTTTCCGGTTACGGCAAAGGCTTTCAAGAGTTCTTTTGCCTGTCCTGCGGTCTTGATCGATGCTTGAATCTCAGAAATTCTCTTCTGAACCGTATCAAATGCTGAATCAATGGCCGTGGTTGTAAATGCCTTGATCGGCTCAGGAACTCCCGGAGTCGCTTTAATTCCTTCAGACAGAACCGGGCCGAGTATGCTCAAAGCCTCGGTCAGGGCAAGGGCGCCGAATGCTTGGCGTACAATTCCAACCGCCCGTTGCTTTGATCCGGCCACTGCACCGACGACGGCACTTCGACCCGCAGTGGATCCAGCAGTGTCTGCACCTCGTCGCAATTGCCCCGTGGTCCGGTCGAACTTCTGGCGCTCTCGACGAAGATCGCGGATGTTCCCATCCAGATCATCCGCTTGCCTGCGGGCGTCTTTGTCATTCAGATCGATTCTGAGTACCAGTTCTTCTGCCATTAGGTCACCACCACCGTTGCTGTCCTCGATGCGCTGAATCTCTCGTTCACCGTTCCACCCGTCTCGTTATAGGCTGCAAAGACAGCGTATGAGAATGTCCCGGCCCCGGGGGAGTCCGTGACCGAGGTGGCCGTGTCGCTCCCCAGTGTCACACCCGTCCCTGCCGTAGCCGATGCCGGAGGGGTCGCGCCCGAGGCCCTTCGAACCACGTTCCGAATATAATCATGTCGAGATGGGGGGTTCGTCCACGCCAGATCCGCATCCCCGCCACCGGCTGCATCCACCGCGGTGAACTTCGTTACCGGATGATAAAACCGAGACGTGGTGCAAAGCGCCTGCAGCCTGTAATCACGCCATACCAGATAGCCCATATCCTCGATCCACGTTGCATCCACCCGAGATTTTAAGACTACTTGATGCTGAATTCCGAGAGATGTCAGAACCTCCCCGACCGATCCAAACGCCTCCTCCTCGATCTCCAGAAGTCCCCGGCCAAGAGATGAACCCTGACCGGATGTTCGGTTGCCACCAATCAACGCCGATTCTCCGACCGCATCCGCCGCGACTGACTGGATGATGCTCAAGTCAAAATCCTGTTCGATCAGGTCCGAGAACTCTTGGTTCGTCGGGTCGAATCGCGCCCCGGAAATGCTGATCGCAATGGCCGGAAGGGTCGATTCCTCCATGATCCGTTCGATGCTCGCCTGTGTGACATGGACCGATCCGAAAACGATGCTGTTCGATCCGTCATCCTCCCATCGACGGGCCTGTAACCGGCTCTTGATCTCTTTGACAATCTGCCACGGGCTCATAGTGCCACCTCTGCGAATTCTGCGTTTCTAACTTCTTCGGCCATGACCGATCGGACGGCGCCGGCGTCTCGATCTTCGTCGGTCTGGATCGTATCAAGGACCGCACCGGGATCGCTGACGGCTGCCGAAACCATCAATGCCCGCTCCACATCCATACGACCCGATACCTCCAGTACAAACGCCTTTTCCTCGTCCGTCAATTTCAACCACTCCACGGCGCTGAACCTCCCGACAAGGAGGAACGACCGGACAAAACTTTCATGCAACCAGCAGCTTTTCTCGATCATGGCAGCGTGATATCCTCGAGCATCGCCATATCCCATACCAGATTATTCGTTGTGTTCCGGATCCCCCGAAAAAAGAATCCGAAATCCTGCTGTTTCGACAGCGCCATGCTGATCCGATGTGCTGGATTCACCATCGGAAGGGCATTGTACAGGATGATCCCCGGCTGCGTCGTGTCGTTCGGACTGAATAGCAGGACAAACCCCTTATCCGATAGTCTGGATCCCTCGAGGTTCGACCCCGGATAGGTGATCTTCGTCCGACCCGATGAACTCCCCGTGGCTGTGTTCAGGAACAGTTTTCCGAGCATGTCGTTGTCGTATCCGACGGCAATTCCAGCCAGAAAGACCTGTTCCCCTGCTTGAACATATTCAATCGTCGATGACCCGAATGCTTCCCCCCGAATCTCCCGAAGGATCACCTCGTCCGAGAATTCCCGGCTATGGGTTTCGCCGAGGGCCGTTCCCCCGTGCGGATAATCGGTGCTCAGATCGGTCGGATCTGCAACAAGCCGCCCGGGGTTTCTGATGATGTCAAGCGCTGTTCGTTGTGCCACTCTTGATCTCCACTTGCAGTGACCGCTCGAGGTTGGCGATCAGTTCCACCTTATCGATCGAGTCCAGACCGAGGAAGGGCCGCTTCTGGATCCTCTGTTTGTGTTCGTCTTTCTTCAAAAACGGCCTGAGCTTTTTCCCATATTCCGGACTCTCCTCAATGAAATTTCGGATCCCCTCTTTCGTCATAGATGTTATCGGTTGAGACGATTCGAGGCCGTATTGATGATTTGCAGCGTATGAAAGATTGTTTCCAAGCTCTATCTTATCATCCGTCAAGACCTGAACGGCGATCCGATTGGCGAGATCCCCCGTGTCTTTCAATACAGGTCGATCCTTGAATCGTCTGGAGGGGAGTGTCTTCCTTCCTTCCGTGAAATCCTTGAGGGCTCCGCCAATGTTCAGGATCGGGGGGGCCTGTCCGGGATATCGAGCGGGCCAGGCTTGGCCGTCGAATGATTGGGTTTCAAAGTGTCTCTGGGATGCGAAAACGGCGAACGCTCCTGCTCGCTCCAGCAGGAACTTTGGATTCTTCACAAGAAACTGTAGCTGGAACCTGTTGAGTTCGACCATTCATATCAGTCCATTGCATCTGGAATAATGTTTCTGAATTCGGAGTTCAGGTCAAAGTCTCGAACCTTTGCAATATCCTGTTTCACTGTCTTGACGGAATTGGTTTTCGGCAGCAGTCGATTGTTAGCCGTGACCTTCCTCAGAGCCTTCAATTCCTTTTCGAATCCGTCGAAATTGACCTTTGCATTTTTCGCATACGATCGGAGGTAGAGAACCACGCCCTTCACCGCGATCTTGACGTGACGGTTGTCTGTATTGTCATAGACCACGCCCGCGATTGTTCGGAATTCCCCCTCCACGTCGGCGATCGCTGCATCCCTTCGAGTCGTGTCAACCGTCGTCGCCCCCGTTGTATCCGGGTTCGTGAGGTCAACGAGCTTCTGGGTTGACAGCCTGTTTGTCAGTTCGTCAGAGAGTGCCATGATCAGCTCGGATCTGCCAGAGTTACACTGCCGCCCGTCGCATGGGGCAGCATTCGGTTAAAGCCACGCCACAGCCACTTCTGAACGATTCCATCCGATATGCCGGAGGCGAATGAATCGGACCATGAGGTCTTGTCGTCAAACAAGAACGGTGTCCGCCCTGGTTCGGCGAAATACCATGAGCCGGCAAAGGGGGTGAACGGTGCGAGGATCACATCGTCAATCAGTAGTCCCGTTCCACCGCTATCCGGGGTCCAGTCGACCTGAATGTTAATATTGTTTTCATTGACATCGCGAAGCCAGTTCTCCTGACCGATCGCGATCCGAGCGACGTTCCATCCTGTCTGGGCTGATACGGCCACGGTTACGCTCTTCGACCCGAGGCGAAGGACCAGCGTTCCGGCTGCCGAATTCACCTGTCGGTTATACGCGATCTGGAGATAGTGCGGAATCGCCGGATCAATTGAGATACCCTGAAGGTTGAGCTTCTGATCAAGTTTGATCTGTGTCGTGCTTCCGAGGTTGATAGATCGGATGGTCTCCGAATCCCGGATCTTTTCGAGGTATACATTGGCCGCATCGGTCTCAAACGTGATCAGACTGGATGACACCGCAAGTTCAGCATCCGATGAATCCAGAAGAATCCAACCCGGGAGGCTCGTCGGAACAGAATCACTGCCCCCACGGCTGTCAAACGACGAATTCCGAAGGAGGGCATTCTTTCGCCCCCCTGTGGTCAGAGATCCGACTAAGCCTGTAGCATGGCTGGATCGGTCGACTGAATCCACCCCGGAGTCTGAATCCTTGAGCTCCCAAATCTCCTGATGCTTTGTTGCTCCACTGTTCTGATCTCGCCTGACCCTTGCTTCAATGTTCAGGGAGGGGTTCAGCGATTCAAGAGCGTAATTCCGATCATCGACAGTCAATCGATGGATCTGCCCGGTCCCTGTTCCCGTCACGGCTGCCGGTGTTCCGTAGGTGATCTGTCTGGACTGGACGAACTCCGCATTGTCGATGAAATACTGATACATCCGATCCAGAATCGCCTGACCGGAAGATTGTTCCGGAGCATTGACCAGAGCACCCCAATCAAAGAGAACGGGAGTCAACAGGGACCGAACCGTGCTATCGGCGATCGCCGTTGAAAATGCCGACCGGATGGCCGATATCCCTGCGGTCCTCTGAGACGGGAAATTCGTGTTGACAGCATCCTTGTACGTGTCAATCAACCCGATCAGATTCGTTGCATCCGTCTCGCCGAAGGATCTCAGCTTTTCGAGGATATTGACCGAGTTCTGAAGGTCCGTGCGGAGTTGTGCGATTGTTGGCGTTGCCATGCGTCACCCTTGATAAAAAAGACCCGACCCAGTTCCCCGAGCCGGGTCATAGCGAAGACACCTTATGGCGACTTCGATCTATGTCACAAGCATATTCGGTTTCGAATATCCGACCGTGGGGTAATCCTGATTCGTGGAACGCATGGGAACGAGATAACAGAACGCACCGATCGGAACATCTGTCGACCGTCTCCGATAAGTCGGATGGTTCACCGAGATCAGCCTGGTTACCTTCCCATCTCTCCTGACTACCTTGGAGATCGACCCGGCCTTGATGTTGTCCACCTGCTCATCGGACAGCAATTTCATCTGTCCGTCATGCGGTGTGTTTCTCGGTATATCCATTCCGACCGACCACGGCACCACCTCGTTCACTCTCGGGAAATCCACCCCCGCGAGGTATACCGTTTGCCTCGGATTCTGTATCTCGTCACCTCGAAAGACAATCGTGTTGACACATCCACACCAGTACGGCTTGAGGCCCTCTGTGGTCTCTCGATCTTCGCTTAGCGGAGTGAAGTCTTCATTCCACTCCGTCGAGATTCCAGTTCCGGCCTTTTCCATCAGATCGCTGTCGTCAAGAAAAACCGTCTTGTCTTCCGTTGCTTCCACTTCGTCGCCCTGGGTGTTCTTCTTCTTCGCCATGTACCCTCCTGCTAGTTATTGATCTTGACCGTTCCGTACGGAAGACCCACTCCGTAACCTCGGACGGCCTTATAATTGAACGACTCGACATCGTAGTCGCGAGCGAAGTCGGAGTTGCCGACGTTCGACGGCATCTCTTCGAGAGGACTCGCAACCTGTTCGATCACGGCCTTGGTATCGACGCCATTGGCGAAGACGTACATATCGTTGTCCGTGATCCGCTGTGTTCCGACCAGTCGCGGAACCTTATTCGCATCCTGCACGATATTCGTCGGAACGACAGAACCGGCGAGAGATCGGAGCTGGAGGAACGCTTCCGAGACGATCTTCTCGTTGGATGCGTTGTAGAACAGGGTGAAACCCTGATCGAGGATGTTGGCCGGAAGCAAGGGCTGGCCTTCGGTGTCCTGCATGAGGGCAAACTGAGTGATCGCCGAGAAATAATCCGTTCGGATCGCTTCGCTCGTCGCCACGCCCGTACCCGTGACCAGGTTCCCGGAACTCACACCAAATCGGTTTGATCCGGCTCCGTCTGTGGTCGCGTAGATCGCTGCACCATCCGGGGCGTTCGGAATCGTCCGCAGGAGACGAGCGTTCGTCTGCTGCTGGATGACTTGGAAAAACACCTCTTCCGGTAGGTTCGCGAAGTTCTCGCCCGCCTGACGGGCCTGTTTGATCACGGTCCCGAGCTGGTCGAACAGAGCCTGATTCCGGAACCACTGGACCGACGCCTTCCACGTCACGTTCGTGATCGTGAAGGAGCGATACCGATGGCTCTTCGACGGCATACCTTCGCCGTCCGGAACTCTCTGCGGATACATCGCCGTTTCGGGGTATCCGTAGACCTCTTGGAACTTGTCGGACGGAACAGCCAGCTCCATGACGGAGCCCATGTCTGCCAGAACACCCTGATACCGCTTCCGGTACGTGTCGGCGAAGTTGGGTCGGATCGCCGGGGTGAGGGCCTCAGCCCCTTGGATTGGATTGAATGAACTCGGCATTGTGTTTCTCCATTATTCGGGGTTTTCGGATCAGTTACCGCGCATCTCAGTTACCGCGCATCTGCTCGAAGCTGAAGAACAGAACATCAACAGATGTGTTGCTCACATATCGAGTCACCACTCCGACCGCCGGAATGTTCGAGGTTGCTGACAGGGTGAAGGTGTTCTCGTCGGTGGCATAAACCAGAGCCCCGACATCCGTCTGGCCACTCAATCCAGTGACCGGGATGTTTTCGAGGATCGTTCCGCTGATGTCTACAGCGACCTCGAACGCATCCGTACCATCTCCTGTCACGTTGGTTTGATCGGCGTTCTCCGCGTCGAATCCGACTGCGAATCCGACCGGCTCGAATGCGGTTGTGTCCACAACGTTCACGGCAAACCCCGCCGTATTCAGGGCGACGTACGCGCCGTTGTAGATCGTCTCCCCGTTCGCAACCTCAAACGACTGCGATTCGGGTTCCCGCTTGGTGTACTGAACTGATGCGGTAAGTGCCATTTTTCACATCTCCTCAAATGTTGATCCTGTGGTTGTTCTCGATCACGCACGAGAGCCGTTCAAAGAATCTGCGACCAGGTTGTCCTTGATGTATGTCTTCTTGTCGACCTTCAGAACACGGTGACCGCCCGATCGATCGTAGATCGTGGACAGATTCGAGGCGCGTTCGCGCGTCAGATGACTGGCGTTCGCAAACTCACTGAGTTCAGGATCGGACTCGATGGACGATCCGAAGATCGCGTCCATGTCTTCCGGGGGATCTTCCGTTCGATCTGCGACGTATGCCGACAGCCAGAGATCGACGCCTTCCGCGCCATGCTGCTCGAAGACGTCCGTCACCCGCGTTGCCACCTTCACATCGTCCACCCCGTACCGACGGAGTTTGACCTGTGCTTCGGCGATCTTCGTGGCGAGCTTCTCCTTCTTCTCCAGATTGGCGATTCGGTCGTCACGCTTCGCCAGTTCGGCCTGAAGGGCGATTGCCGTTTTCGTTGCTTCAGTCGTTGCGCTCGATTTCAAACTCACGGGGATTTCCTCCTCAACGGTTTCTTCAATGGCTTCCTCTTCGGGAGACTCCACAGCCTCATCCTTGCCCGACAACGTCTCTGAAAGTTCCATCAGGGGAGCCAGAGCATCATGAATGGCTCCCATGGCCTTTGCGATCATGGTGGCAATCGCATCTGTCTTCAAGCCGTCCTCAGTCGCCTGAAGATCAGCCTTCTTGTCATCCATGTCGTACTCTTCGTCCATGAGCTCGGCCTCGTCCTTCTTCTTTTCGTCTTCCATGCCTGTGTTCTCCTGTTGAAGTGTCAAAGCAAATCTGCTGAGCATACAAACTCCAGAATTACCAAACGCCCTGCTGGCAATGGTCAGAGCATCCCGGGACAGGGGGACAGCCTGACCCACGGGATAGCCCTCGGCTATTCGGTTTTCGACCCCGATATTGATCATTGCAAATCGGAAAAACGGCTCCTCGTCCGGCAAGAGAGCCACTGCGTTGATTTCATGATTGTTGATGTCCTGCATCTCTGCGGACAGATAGGACAGCTCGCCTCGACGGATTCGCTGGTAGATGTCGTCGGGAACTGCCACGAAGTCGGAATAGGTGATATACGCCTCTTCTCCCTCAAACGTCCCGAGCCGGACCTCCTTCAGGAGGAGCTTTCCGGTCGGCCTGTTCTCGAATCCGCGATCGTGCCGGAGGCGAAGAGGCGGAGCGTAGTTGTCGCGATGCCACTTCAGGAGAGCCTTATTGACTGCGGATTCCTGCCATTCCTTCGTGATCTCGAACATCTCGCCCGACATCAGGGGAACCGGACGATTGGCGATGATCGGGACGTCGAAGATGTCCCACGTTCCATCGGCATTCTGGAACGATTCGTATTCCCCGCCCGGAAGTCGATTGTCAATCTTCACTCGTTCGCGATCCAGCATCTTTTCCGGATCAAACGTCATGGCGTTGTTCATGGCTTTCAGGGCGTTCTGAGATTTTGACGGGGCGCAGGTCGAAATCGCAATGGCGATGGCCTGGTCTTGTGACTTGCCTTCGTCTCGGAGCTTCTTGATTTTTCTGCCGATACAGGTCTGCTCCGGCTCTGTGAACTGGGCGAGGTCAACCCGGAACTCAGAAAGCAAGGCCGATGTCCGCTCGTCAAATGCCATTGTTTCGTTCCCAAAAAAAACACCCCGGCAAATCCTATGATTCGCCGGGGCAGTCAACAAACCTCGGGGGTGAGGTCAGATTGTTTTTATATCCCGTTCCCTGTTTGTGACTCGCCTCGCGAGCCTTACTGCTTTCAACATCCCCTTCGCATGTTGCTCGATATCAGCCAGATATCGATCTAACTGCTTGCTTTGTAATTTTTTTCCCATGGGCGTGTCAAGTGAATTTTCTATTTTTTTAGAATGTTGCATGATAAGAAAGATACTCCTCGGCCTGTTCAACGGTCAAAATATAATCTTGAGGACGCAAAAACCCTCGGATCTCATCACGCTGTTTCTCGTAATCATCGGCTTCCCAGTCGAGAGGATATTCGTGATGCCAATGGCCCTTGGTCTTTCCGGAGAATCCGATCAGGATGATTCGAGACACTCCAATAATCTGAAGAAAATTGAGGGCCGACACAGCCGTCGTGTCTCCGACGTACACGCCATCAGCCAGACTCTCGCTCCACTCGCGGCGTTCAATAAGTCCGAATGAATTGTCCCATCCGAGGTCATCCGTCGGGCCTCGTTTGATGTAGATCATGGGGATGTCGATCGTTTCGATATTGTTGATGAGGCGTCGATCTTTAATCATGACGGCATCGACAATCGGAGATCCGACGATGTATGCGGCGTTCAGTCCTAGGGTGAGATGGAATTCGAGGACATCCCAGTTGAACGATTCGAGTTCGGGAGATCCTCCGATCAGGACCGCCTCTCTTCCTCTCCACAGACCAAACATCTTCTCAATGCTTTTCGCGTCGGTCGAAACACTCATGCTGATCTCGGATAGAATGCTGAATCCGGACGTCTTCCAAACCGTGGGTTTTTCGACGCGCCGGCTGGTGCAGATGCTGATCTCATCTGTCCGTTCAGGAGGAGTCCCTTGCGTTCGACTTCGAGGATCGGGACAAATCGCAGAGAACATCGACAGTTGTATCCAAGGGGGGGAGCCCATTCACGCCAGATCGGATCGTCGGGGGCTGCGATCATTCCATCGAGGGCCGCGTGATTCTCCCCGTGGTCCTGTTGCCGACCTGCCCTTACGTCCGAATCTCTCTGTGTCACAAACATGAGTGCGGGGGCAATCTGCCGGATATTCGGATCGAGGGCCGTCTGAATCCTTCCGGCTGAATAGGCTGAGGTCAGGTTCGTTCGATACACCGTCCGGGAATAGGACTGACTGAATTCTCCGAGGTTCGCAATCGCCTGTTGCGCCGTCGGTGCGGGGAGGCCATTCAGGATCGAGCTCTGAATCAAAGATTGAACCCTCGAGGCAACCACCGAATCGGCAGCTCCCGCGAGGGCAAATACATTGGATCGGGAATAAGCTTCTGCAACGGCCTCGCCGAGCGTCCGAACATCAAATATGCGAGCCAAGCGTTCATCAACTCCAATCGGTATCTTGCTCAACAGATTTTCGAATGCCTCACGAAAAGGAACATTTGCAACCAAAGGCGTTGTATTCGCCCGATCAAGAACGACCATATTCCGATCCGGCATGAGTCCGCGGTTCTGAAAATTGTTGAGTTCGAGCATAGCCCGGCGTCGTCCGATCAGGTCGGCGAGGGCCATGGTCGCGCTTAGAGTCTCGGCGAGGTTCTCAACGGCGATGTCCATCCGTTCGGGTGAACCGCTGATGTGAGACGCGATCAGATCGTTGATGTCCTCGACAAACGTTCGGACCGACCGATCCGACAGCCGGTCAAGTTCACGCTCCGGGTGGAGAAGTGGATTTCCCATTGGCCGCCTTTATGCTGTCGCCGATGAACTTGAATTGTCCGTCCGATCCATTAAGGCGAGGATTAACGATGATCGGGGGCTCTTCCTCCCTCGAAAACATGCCGCCAAACGCGCCCGGTTGTTGGGGTTGCTCCCCGACAAAGATTTCATCGTCATCAGCCGGCATGGTGAATCCGATCCGCTGGTAGACCTCTTCCTTCTTGAGGGGAAGGCCGATCCTCGATGCACCTTCAATGATCTGCATCTGTTCTACGGGGTCGAATATCTCGACGTTCGAGGGGACCAGACTCGGCATGGATGCGACCGGAGAGAGTCCAGCATCCACGAGCATCTCGCGGAACTGGGCGATGTTGGTCTTCCACAGAAGCGTCAGAAGGTCGTTGGTGATGTCTTCATACATAGTCTTCTGATCGAAGTTGATCACCGAGTCCTGTTGACCCTCCTCGACCTTGGCTCGTGCAAACGATCCCTCGGCTTGATCTCCACCACCCGTCGGAAGGACCGACATCAGGACGAGCTGGCTCAGGCAGTTGTCAAAGTAGTTCACGAGATCCATGACGATCTCATGGCCCTTGCCGTCCCATTGAACCACATCCACCTCGTCGTCCTCGAAATAGACGAGGATATGTTCGGCGAGGTGCTTCTTCAAAACGTTGATCCATGCGTCTTGAATGTCGGATGTGGTTGAGTTCTCGTCCCCGATCTGCGAGCTTCCGACCTTGACCTTCAGGAGTCCCTGCGCCCATCGCTTGAGACCATCAACGCCGTCAGCGAGGGCGACGGCCTTGGCTCGGGCGTAGTAGTACATTCCGCCCTGAAGTCCTAGGCCGTAGCCGAGAGACTCTTCAGATTCGTCAAAGACGACGCGAACAAACCATTGACGCCGTTCGCCGAGGTCTTCCCAGTCGTCGGTCTGCTGCTCTTGCTTGAACTTGTAAATCTGCCATTTGGTCCGAATGCCGCCGTGCGTCTGTCGATACTCTTCGTCGACCACTTGCCGAAATCGGTTTCGGTCCACGTCCACAAGCTTCCGGGGCACCCACCAGTTTCTCGGTGCCACATCGGTTGACAGGGCCAGATTGTCGCGTCGTCCGGAGATCGCCGCCCACGCATCGCCACGGAATACAGACTTGGCGAGGAGCTTTCGAGCGGTCGGGAACTTCTTGATCTTCTTGATCAGGTCGTCCATCGCTGCTGCAACCATCTTGTCTTCCGGTCGATCGGATGCTGCTTCACAGATCGGCTCGGCGGCTGCGACCCCGAACAGGCGACGCTCAATCAGGCTCAGGATCTTTCCGTCACGCCGGAGCTTGTCCCAGATTTCCACGTCTCTCTGGGTCGCATAATCCGGGTCAAATATCTCGTGGCCGAGATAGGCTGAACGAAGAGCCGACGTATAATGCTGTCGGATGATGTTTGATCGATTGAATTTTATGTGTGCCATGGGTGCAATTAACCGAATTGGCAGTCGTCCGTCAAGGAAAACGAGAAAATCATATCATCCCCCGAAGAGGATTCGCCGTGGATGTATGGCCGTTTCTCGCTGCATCTGTCATGGGCCGAGTCCGTCGAATGATATTCTGCCACCAGATACAGGCATATGCTTCGGTATCGCATCGATCATCGTGCTTGACGTTCGGGAACGTGAACAGTTCCCGGTCGCGGGCCACCCTCCAATCGGCATGCGCCGGAACCCAGAACAGACCGCGAGACCATAGGGGGACCGCTCCGAGGGCGCGAGCGATCTTGTCCCGATCGGCTTTGAGCTCCTCGATCGGAAGTCCTGCTCGCCTGGCAAGCTGACAGAATGCGAGCTGGAACCCTGCGGACTCGATGAAGATCTTTGCCAGCCCGTAATCGTCCCGGATCTGCTCAAGAGTCGTCAGGATCTCCGGTGCCTCCATCCGAGCGTTGATCTCGTGGAGCTTGAACAAGCGTTTGGTCGCTCGTTCCCCCGCGTAGATGTCGATGTTCGTGAAGTCCGCCGACTCCCGCATACTAGCGGCAAGATCGACGAACCCAACGCGGATCATGTTCTTGATCGGATACGTCTTCCCGTCAACGACCGGGTTGCCTTCATCCCATTGAAACTCCCGAATCCATTCCCGCTTGTATATCCCGCCTTCGAGCGGGGCGGGCCGTTGTTGGAGCTGACCGGCTGAACCGTACGGGCCGAGGTCGAGCTTCAGCTCGTTGAGGTCTTCGCGACCCATGCGTTCCGGCCATAGCAGTTCATCTCGTTCAGTCCGTGGATCCTTGAATCCGGTTACATCGATTATGCACCGATGCTCCGGCTCAAACTCCGCCGGAAGCCTCAGCTCCGTCCAGCCCTTTTCGATCAAATGCCCGGCCAGATCTTCCTCGTGCGTCCTCTGCTGGATGACGATGCGGCGCCCGGTCTTCGGATCGTTGAGTCGAGTACTCATAACCTGATCCCACCAGTCCACGGTGCTGCCTCGGATCGCCTCGGACTCTGCATCTTTTATGTTGTGCGGATCATCACAGGCGACGACGTCGCCTCCGTCCCCCGTCGCGGTCCCGCCCACGCTCGTTGCGATCCGATATCCGCTTTGATCGTTCTCGAACCTCATCTTCAAGTTCTGATCCCCGGTCATTGAAAAGACGTCCCCCCATCGGGCTTGAAACCATGGGTGCTGAACGATCCGCCGGCACTTCAAGCTGTCTCGCGTCGCGAGGATCTGGGAGTACGAGGAATAAAGAAACTGGATGTGCGGCTCGGTCGTCCACCACCAGACCGGGAAGAACACCGAGACGGTCAGTGATTTCATATGCCGGGGCGGCATGGTGATGACAAGGTTCCGGATCTGTTCGGATCGAACGGCTTCGAGGTGGTCGGCGATCGCGTCGATGTGCCAGTTGTCAACAAACTGTCGGCCTGGCTCGACCACATGCCATGCCGCCTCGATGAACGGCTTGAGTTTCCGTCCGCACAGCTCCCGATCAATTGCGGCTTCCGAAATGTTCGAAGCGAGTTCGACCAAGGATCTGTCTGAGATTTTTAAGTTCGTCATCGCTGAGGTTCTTCAAGTTGATGGTGGCTTCGGTCTTTGTTTCTGTTCGGATGGGTTCGCCGTTGGGGCCGGAATGTTCATTCTTGGTGACCAGCATTCCCATATATTGCATGAGTTTAGCAAGGGCATCCTTCTTGTCCCATAATTTGTATCGAAATTTCCTAGTGACGGTTTCGCCTCCCTTGTCATCTGTGAGTGAGATCTGTTCAATATTTACTGATGAGATTGCCCTTGTGATGTCTTCGGGCAGTTCGTTAATCGGAATAAGGTTGCCGTCTTCATCAAACAACTTTGACGTGTCAACGAATGCAAGTCGCATCTGTTCTTCGAGGATTCGTTCGACGGTGAGTTCGAGCTTTTCGTTGACTCTCGTTACCTTTTTAGCCAAGAACTCTTGCAAGACAGGTTTGGACAAGTTTTCAGATCCAATCTGTTTTGATGTCTTCTTTGAGTAGCCAGCGCGGACAGCGGCTTGAGTTGCATTGAAGTCAATCAAATACTCAAGGCAAAATCGTTTCTGTTTTTCGGTGAGCTTGGTTGACATTAAAACCCCCTCAGATCCAACCCCTCGAAATACTCCCGCCCGTGTTCATCCAGCATACGCTTAATCTCCTCTTCATGCCAAGTGCTTTCTGAAGACGTGTCGAGGAATGACTCGTACTCCGGCCAGTGCCATTCATACGGCAGTGCCTCAAGTTTCAGTCCGGTTTCGTCAAGGGCCTGGTCGTACTTGCGGTTGAGCTGCTCGACGGTCTCCCGTCCGGGCCAGCGGCCGTGTTCCATCATTCGATACCAGATATGCTTTGCAAGGACTCTGCGCCACCACGCCCACTGGCAATGGAGAACACCACCCGATATCGGAGAGGCATTCACGGATACCTGATAGTTCTTCGGCGGTCGGTTGTGGTGCTGGTATCCGTCCCGGTCCTGATAGCAGAGGTCGGGATGATCGCAGAATCCGACCGTGATCTTTGAGCGGGTCCACACACACGGGTCAACCCGATGCTTGTCGAATCCTCTCCACACGGGGATCATCGGAAGGTTCAGTATCTGCCCTTGGCCGAGCGCCTCGAATTCTGATCGTATGAAATCGGGGGACAGGTTCTTGGTGACGATTTCATCGGCGTCGATGATTGCGAAGTGGGTGCCTTCTTCCTTTCTTCCGAGTTCGAGCATGTCTTGGCGGATTTTCATTTCGTCCCAATTCGAACTGCTAATCCATCGGTGTGTTGTTCTATGTCCCGGCAATTTATCAGCTGTTTCGTCCGTGCAGTTGTGGCCATAGAAAATCAAATGGTCACACCACTCCAGCGCCACCCGCGCCGAATACCCGATAATCCACCCCTCATTCCGAGCCAGCATCATGCCGATCAGTTTCATTTAAGCATCCCCTCTATGTGTTTTATCGGGCTCGTATATCTGTCGCTGGATCGGTGAAACATGCCGAGGTCGACCAGGGTCAACTTCCCATCGAGGACGCATATATTGTTCGTCTTAGCGTCCGCGTGCCATATTCCACGAGCATCCATTTCCGATTCGATCCGCCGGATCTGCTCGCGCCAGTCGGACGGAAGTGTGTCCGGCGTTACGGGCTCGCCGACGTAATTCATGACGATGGAATAATCGTCAATCGATTCGATTCGAGGGAAACCCGAACATCCTTCGAGGGCTTGGTATGCAATGGCCTCGTTTTTTCGATGATGACATATCACCTGTTCCTCCCTTTCGGATTCGTGGCGATACAGTTTTGTGATCGTCTCACCGTCCCGAAATATACGAGATGCCATGCCGGAACTAAACGGCATACGGAAGTGAACTATGGATCTCTTCATCCCCCTATCGAAAGTATTGAATCGCTTGACTTCCACGGATCTGTACTTCATTGCGTCGATCAAGGGGTTAAGGCATCTATCCGGCTCTCCCATGTATCCATCGGGGTGTCCCTCAACTATTACGATGGCATTCGGATTGCAAATCGATTCCAACCATTCAGAAAGCTTCGGCATGTCCCACTCGAGATATGCAATCACGGCGAGCGAAAGAATTAGATCGTAGGTTTTTTCGTTGTTCACCGAAAATTCCTCAATCGTGCTTCGTACATATTCACAGTTTTTTATATTTCTTTGTTCAGCCTCCTTGATTCCGAATTCGATCTCGGAGGACACTTCGACGCCGGTGTAGCTCTTGATCTTTCCGGACATTGCGATGCCGAAGTATCCTCGATTGCAGCCGAGGTCGAGAACGGCGGAGTCCTCGTCCATGTAGTCACTCAAGCCGCACTCGATAATTCGATCATGGATGTTTCGGTTCGGTGCGCCGGGACCATGCAGTTTGCGCTCAAGCGTCTGATACGAGCTGAAGGACGGAATCTCCTGTTTCATGGTTTCCTCGCGACAGTAAAGACTCCCGTCGGCCTGAGCTTCCGACCGGCGTTTTCGGTTTTGATGTCCGTGAACCCCGCTCTTTCAAGAAGGATCTTGATCCCTGTTTCGGTGAATCGCCAGTGGTCTTCCTGATAAGGCTTCTCGTGGATCGGATACCAGAACGGCGTTGTAATGACGATGGAGCCTCCCGGCTGGAGGACTCGCCAGCATTCTTCGAGGGCTGCGATGGGTCCGCGTACGTGTTCGAGCACTTCGGTACAGACGATGGATCGGTATCGGTTGTCGGGAATGCCGAGCATGTTGCAGATGTCACCGACGTAATCGGGTTTGAGTTCGGCGGCGAGGTCGAGAGTGTGGTAGGGCTGGATCTGTATCTCCGGGTAGCTCGATCGGTATCCGCAGCCCGCGTCGAGGATCGGGGCGGAGAAGATCCCCTCGGCGGTGCATCGTCGGACGAACTTCCTGATACGTCGGCGAACAATGAGGTTCAGCCACCATTGAAGATTCCACGGTCTAGCCCTGTATAAGTTCAAGATCGGTCTCCCTCACGCCGCCGCAGGCAATAACGCATACGTCCTCACGATCCGTCTTGATGTCCGTCGTCATGAACGCCTCGCCCATCATTTGATACGACAAATTGCGACGATGAACCAGGACGGAGGCTGCTGTCTGGTCGTATCGGTGACCGCTCACGCCGGGATAGTCGGAAATGAACCCTTCGCTCGGCGACTCCGGCCCGCCGAAGATCCGATCGTCCACGCTGTATTTCTCCCACTCATCGAGGAACCATCGGGCGTCGTCGTTTCGGAGATCGAGTCCGATGATTCCGGCCCATAGGTGGAGCATCTCGAACGCCTCCTCGCGCGTGATTCCGAGCGGTTCGAGGGCGATGTCACTGCACCATTCGCCCGTCGTCCATCCATCACGGATGAAGTAATGTCCGTGCTCGTTGATCCAGTCGAAGACCGGTTGTGGATGTCGAACGAACCAGTGGCTTGAGTCCATCCAGAGGATCTGTTCGTACCCGGCCTTCTGGGCTTGTCGGAAGCACCACGGCTTGAATGCAAATGGCCGGACGTGATACGGTGGGCATGTTTCCGGATAGGTTGTGAAGATCATTACGTCAGAATCTTCGTCCTTGGTGAACCCCACCATGTCGGCGGACTGTTCCATCCGGTGAGCACCCATCGGATACCACGCTCCGACTCCGAGTGTTACGACGCATCGTTTAGTCATGGCTTCCTCGCAATGATGATATTGTTCCCATCGAGGAACCGGGTTGAAAATCCTCGTTTTGATGATCGTTCAGCAATTTCCACGCTGTACCCATCATGTTCAACACAAATAGCGGATGGCCATCCGGACGTTTCTTCAATGTTCATGAGTTCGTGGAACAGATGAAGGCTGGTCCCTTCGACGTCGATATTGACGAAGTCCCACGGCCCCCCGAACCGGTTTATGATGTCGTGGAGTGTAACAGCTTGGACGAAGATCGGCCAGAACTGCGTTCCGTTGTCTGCCCACGTCTTGACGTTTCCGACCTCGGTGGAGCTGACGGCATCGGCGCATTCCTGAAGCTCGATGATCCCGGACGAGGTAGACACTGCCGCGCAGAGGAGCTGGACGTTCGGATTGTCCTTGTGCAGTTCAACGGCTGCCGAGAATGCTCGCGGACTGGCGTCAACGAGAAGGGCATTCCACCCTTGTTCGATCAGGGCGAGGGAGTTCGAGAAGGTTTTTCCGTCGTAGCATCCGATGTCGAGGAGCCACGGGGGGCCGCTTTCGGAGATATAGCCGTTGAAGATTTCGAGTATGGTTTCTTCTTCAGCCCCTTGGGAGTAGCTCATGACCGGGGAATCCTTTCTCTTTTCGACCCATGAATGTTTCTTGATCCTGCTTCCAGTACTTTTGATTTTCGGTCTGGTACTCTGTCCTCTGGCTATGCCCCCACGACCAGTGCAGATGATACTGCGTGAGGTCGGGTCGCATCCAGAGACAGCCGAGCATTTCGGAAACATATTTGATTTCCTCGTCCCCGTAAAATTGCCGGTAGTAAGGGGGACAGGGCCCGTTGCCCCCATACGCCCGGTCGATCCATGCACGATTGAACCATGGGCTCCCGCAGATCCTCGCTGCTGCTGGCTGTCCTGTTGCGTCCTTCCCTTGTGGATCGCCGCACGGTTGCATGACACCGGGATCGTCGCCGAAGTGTTCATACATCTGCATTGCGATCTCCTGCGCGGTGAAGTTGGGGTCGGGTTCCATGTCGTCACCGATTGCAACCACGAAGTCGGCCCGAAGAGCCGACCTCTCGTGTAAAATCCCCGCTATGATAAAATTTATTGACTCCCAGTATCCGTTATATTCTCGAACCATAATATACGCGCTTTCTCGAATTCCAAAATCCTTGTCCGTTTGCGCTAAGACATGATATCCGAGATTGTACCATCGTTCGATTGCATTACGCGCACGTTCTGGATCTGCCGAAGGAAAAACGGCCCAAATGTTAAAATCATCCACCATGGTTCACCACCCTTTCTTATTTGAGAGGGGAGGCTGGACTTGAACCAGCAACTTCGGTAATGAGCCGCGCTCTCGCTGCATGATGCTAGCACGTGTCCACCATGCAACTCGCTTGAGCTACTCCCCTCATTTATTCACTACCTTTTTCAATCTCCGACTTGCCTGCATATGTTCGATCACCGGATCCGCGTCCGGATGGTCAATCCTCATTAGATCGTGGATGAAGCAGTATTCCGGGGGGAGCGGCATGATAGGCATCCCCACCTTCGACGCGGCGACATCGAGTAGCGACTGCTCTTTGATGTGTTCCGGCTCTTGTACGCAGAGCCACATCCATTCTCTGACGAGATCCAGGCACGTCCACGAGCTGTTTATCAGGATCGTCCCGCTCAAAAGTTCAGCCTGAAACGCCGGATTCTCCGACTTCCTGCGGTGAGCTGCTACGACATCGACCTCCTTGTTTTTCACAACAAATCTGTCAATCCACGCCGGATACTTCCGAAACCGTGCATCGGCGTCCACCCAACAGATCCAGTCGTGATCGTCTGCGGATAGATATCGATAGATCAGCTCCGCCTTGAACCGAGTTGCCAGGTTCCAATTTCCGAACGAGGGAACATGCAAGATCTCGTATCGGTCGATCCCGACCTCACCCATTGAGGCAACAAGTCCTTCGGCCTCTTTGATGTACTCCGGCGTACAGAACGAAACATACAGAACATCGCTCATGATCTCGCACTCCTCTCATCGCACCAAATCGCGCCACATCGAGGGCATTTAGTAGCCGGTTCCGGGATCTTTTCCATCTTGTGATTCTCTTCCAACACCTCATCGCACCACTCCCAGATCGTAGAGTGAGTCAGCGAGGTTGTGTGGATTCTCTCGATGACCTCTTTGTACTGATTCCGCTCAGCCTCAACTTCCTCGATGCGTAACTTCAGCCCCTCCATGCCGTGCAGGATACAGAATTCCGGGTCTTTGAGTTGTTCATCGACCCACGGTTTTTTACTCACTCGGCACCTCCATTCGGCCACGACCTAAAAATCGCTGCGATTTAATGTTGCCGTCGTCCGGATTTGAACCGGAGTAGATCAGGGGCCTGTGCATGCAGTGAGGTTGATCTATTTTCATCCCCATCGCCTTGCTGCGAACAAGGCGGATCACACGTTCACCGTGTACCGACGACATAATCTTCAATCCCCTTATCATTCACTCGGCACCTCCTTTAGACCCCATTCCCATGTTCCTACATGAAACGGAACAACAATTGCCTCAACGGCCCTCCGTAGACAATCCCACATTGAGACACCTACGCGAGAACCTCCTACGCCGGAGTCGTCACATCGGTCGATTTGGCAGACCCAGTTACTGACGGTGCATCTAGGTTTACGGTTTCCGTTCCGATCTTTGTCGGATGGAGGCAGCGGGACAACGCGAACCGTCACGGCCCAATCATCTCGGATTAGATCGCGTATCAGGCGGTCCCTCTGTCTATGCGAGTAGATATTTTCGTCCCAAAGTAATCCATTCGGCATACTCAACGCCTTTTTTCCAATCTCGTCCATATTTCCTCCGACGCATTTCGTTTCCACGGGGTATGTAAGTATTAGAGGGATGCGGTTGACTCCGCACGGGGAGTTGAGCTTGTGGGCGCAAAGCGCAGCAACTCAATCCCCTCCCCTCTGCTCTACTCACTCGGCACCTCCATTCGGCCAACTGAAGTTTTCGGGTAGGCAATCGCACCATCTGTACACGCCGTACGGTGTAAAGCACGAACCTCCGGGCGTAACAAAATATGGCGACTGCTTATCACCTGCTGCATTCTTTCGATAGCCAACCATTATCGGGTCCGGGTACGGAGATGTTCCGTCTTCGCGACGTTCCTTATGTCGACCTTGGACTAAGACATACTTTTTCACTGGCGGTCGCTTCTGACGACTCCCTTTTTCGGGGTCGAATGGATACCAGTTTAATTCACTCACTCGGCACCTCCCTCTCCTGACAAATGAATCATTTTTGGCTTATACCCGCATTGTCTACACGGCCGCTCCAAGACCCTTCCACGAAAGTCATACAGATCGCGGATTCGGATCATTGCCTCCCGCAATTGATCCCGCTCGGCTGTCCAGATTTTCGCATGATCCATGTAGTACTCAGCCATCCATCGCGGTATCACATAATTCCGTTCGATCTCTTCCGCAGAGTCACCAGCGAGAGCCGATGACATAATTGCCCATGCGGTCCGGTAGTGCAGGAGTTCGTCATTCACTCGGCACCTCCTGTTCCGCCTGTTGTCTTTGTACGTTCTCTGTAATTCCTATCCAACACCATTCACACAAATAAAAATCTAGGGATTTCTTGCTTTTTTTAATCACAAATTCGCGTTTCCGCGAATCGTTCTTTCCGCAGCAGAAACACCACATCAGCGGTTTTTCACCCACCCTGAACCTCCTTCTCTGTATGCAGCGCATAGTGTGCAAGATGGAAAATGCAATCCTCTTCGAGCGCACAGTCACACTCGGACAGATCGCGTATTCGCTCCAGTGCTTCCCGTAATTGATCCACCTCACCCACCAGCCACGACACATCACCATATGCAATCTCGGTGGTGTAGTACCCCTGTTCCTCGTGGCACGTGATTCGGCTTCGGATTTCGGTTAGTCGGTCACTCATCGGCTGGCACCTCCTTCACCGGCAGAGGCTCAAGCGTTAGTTCATATACTCCAGCACCGAGGTTCTTCCCTACGATACGTCGAAGATGTCCTCGGATGGTAACGATGTCGCGCTCATTTAA